AATTGTTCTGCTGCTTCATAATTTACTGAAAAAAGTGCCATGTTTATTATCTCCATAAATTTAATTCTTTTTGCTTGTGCCACATCCACCCTGGTTTGTAGCCATTGAGTATACGGAACGCTTTAAGTTCCGATAAGTTCTTACATCTTGTGTATCTTTTTCCATAGGTCATTACACGACGATACACAATCGCTTCTTCTTTTTTGACCTCTATTCTTTCGCCTTGAATGGTAATAAATTCCATTCCTTGATTGATTTTTTCTAATTGAACATCTGATTTCTCACGTTCAATATCCTCAATCGTTTTCTTCTTAATCACTTCTGCATTACTTCCAATTGGTCTCTCCAAAACGTTGCGAAGCACTCTTCACAAGTTACTGTTGACCTCTCAGATGTTTTCTTGGTTTTCTTTGCGCCATCAAGTGTCCAGTCCCTATCATCGTTTGGTAGACCGTGTCTAATATGATTACCTACGTGATCAATTAAAACCGCACGTTTGCCTTCTCTTGGATTTAATGCCCTCATAGCAAACTGAAGATATAAGGAAAGTGATGCAGTTGGTCGTAACATAATGCAAACATCTACGTTTGGTAAGTCAATACCTTCTGTAAATAGATTGACATTGACCATAATAGTTAATTGACCATCTCTAAACGCTTGCATAAGGCTCTCACGTTCGCTCTGTGAGGTTTTTCCACTAACTACACCTGATTGATAGCCATGCTCAGAAAATCGCTTAGAAACCCTCTCAGCGTATTCTACGCTATGGGTATATACGATAGCTTGTTTTCCTTTTGCCAATCGTTCGTAGTGGTCGATATAATCACCGTATTCTGTTTTAAAATCAAGTGCTTCATCGACTGAGTGGTTAGTAAATTCTCCAGAACGTTTTTTGAGTTTAGCCATATCTAATAGGTTTACTGAATAGTAATCAAATTCAGATATGTTTCCGTGTTCTTGTAACCAGCGGATTGACTTTCCTACGACTAAATCATCTGCTAGATCGTGAAACCCAGAGCCATCTAATCGGATTGGAGTTCCTGTAAAGAATAATTGAGTTGCATTTGTGAAGTGATTTAAGATTGTCTGATACTGTTTTGCTTTAATATGATGTGCTTCATCTACAAGGATTACATCTACCTCAGGCAGTTTATTCAATTTACGTACAATGCTTCCAACCGTTCCGATAATAACGTTGTCTAGGTTCACTCCTCCACGGTTAAATGTTTCGTGAACTTGCTCATTGATTTCTTTTCTATGGCTAAAAAATAGAACTCTTTTATTTTTATCAGTTGCATTTTTAGCTATGAAAGACATCACGACTGTTTTTCCTGACCGTGGTGGTGACTGTACCATGATTTTACGATTACCTGCCTTCATGGATTTGATAATGTCAATTATCAGTTCCTTCTGGTAATCCCTGAGCAAAAAGCTCATCTACCTTACACCCCTTCCTATCATCAAGACGGTTCTTAGCATATACGCTTGCAGAAGGTTGTAGGATAAACCTGTTGTAAATCATGCCATTCTCGTCTGACCATTGATCTGATGTCTCCCATGCAGTGAATACAATCCGTTTGTTTGACTGCAAAAGTGCTCGTAAACTATCTAAGATAGTGAAGTCAACCCTTTGGTAATCTGCTTGTGTTGGTACTCGATGGTTTTTTCCATCTCGTCCAAGATTGGCAAGGCAAGCTCTGAATAATTCAGAAACATTATCGACTACGATTGTGTCGTATGGATTACCTGCTCCATTCAGTAGTTCTTTAACCACTGATAGCCATTCATCCCAAATCTTATGCGTATCGATATCTGCAATATCAATGTTAGGGTTGCCAGCTAAGACTTTTGCTGACTTATCAATGTTGATAACCAATGTCTTTCCTGGAATGAATGAAATTGCAGTGGTTTTCCCAAAGCCTGGATTTCCATAAATCAGGTAACAGGCATCATTATTTGTAATTTCTGTTGCCTTAGTGATTTTCATCTTATACTCAAATTCTTCCTTTCTACTAGAGTTGCACCGATAATTTCAAGACCGTTCTTCAAATCTTCTTTGAGTCGTTTTTTATCTGGTTTCCAAGTCGCTACCTTGTAGCTTTCAGGAAGTACCAACTTATCAACTTCAATTGCTTGAGACTTACGGAATGACACTTTAAATAGTGGTGTGTCAACTCGTTCATGGCCAGTAAGACCCATACTGGTGGAAAGTGTTTCTTTCAAGTGATCTTTCTTCTTCTCATCAGCTTTGTTCAATTCAGTCAAGCGCTTGATTTCATTTTTTCGTGCTTCGACATCAGCTTCTAGATTTTTCATAACCTTGATATAGTTTTCGACTTTATTTTCGTAGTCGCTATTCCAGTCGATACTATCAAGTGTATCTAGTTTAGTTTCTTCATCCAATTCCAAATTGTAGATATCAAGGAATTGTCCTGTCAATTCGTAAAGTGTTGCCATTATTTCGTCACCTCTTTCATTAATGTTCAGGCTTTAATAGTTCATCTAAGGTAACACCTAGATAATCAGCAATTTTTAGCAAAGTTTTTAACTCAGGATTTGTCGAACGTTCATAATACAAATTAGTGAGTGTAGTTCTTGCAATCCCTGTATCTCTATACACGTCTGAAACTTTTTTACGTTGCTTTGCTAAAATAACTCGAAAATTATTTTTCATAGTTCACATCCCCTTTATTTTTTATAATTAAGTTTATAAGCTTCTTCTTCGCTTATACCAAGTATCGAAGCCACTTGCAGAACTCTGTTATTAGGCACTCTTTTTGAAGAAATCCAGTTTTGATAGCCTTGCTTACTTATACCTATTTTTCTTGAGAAAGCAGTTCTAGATAAAGATTGTTCCCATCTATATTCTTCTAATAAACCCAAAAGATTTTTATCATTGAATTCGTTAATTTTTAACCTATCAAGAACTTCAAAAAAAGTTTCTTTATCTAATTTATTTGCTAAGTCATAAATTAAGTCTAAATCCATCAGTCATACTCCCTTCCTTTAAATTCATTTTTCAAGTCCACGCTCCCACATTTCGGGCATTCAATGATTGGGTAACTATCGACATACTCGAATGTGTTCCCACAATCACGACATCCACACTTCCAGATATATAGGCTCATGCAATCACCCCTTTGGATATGGTAGGGCGAGCAATTCTTCACGTAGCCCCTCTGGTTTTTGTGTGTCGTATGTAAATTGACGGTCACAATTACGAATGTTTGTGCGTGCGATGGTATAGAAATCTTTTTTCTCTTCTACTACTTCAACTTTCTGTTCTTCTTTAGCAGTCAATACCATAATCGTAAATAAGATGATGAATATCACTGCTACTCCTAGTAATTGTTCTGCGATGCTTGGTTCTGTCATGTTAATTTTCCTTTTCTAATTGTGAAATCTTATTTAAAAGTTTTTCTAATTCTTCTTTACCGCTGATATAACCGACCACGTCATCTGTAATTTTTGTATCGTAGGTAAGATTCCATTCTTCAGTTTTGTTGTCATGTTTTAACACCGCTAACTCTAGTCCGTAAGAATACTCGTGATGGATAACACTTGCACCGTAACCGTTTTTAAAATGGTATTCATGCCTTGGAAATGTACCGAAAGATGATTCAGTTTCTTCAAAACTTTCGCATTCAATGTCAATTTTTGGTATAAAGTATTTCATGTTAAACTCCTAATAATTTTTCTAAATCTGCGATGCGCTGATACAAGATTTCATTTTCAACACACTTGTCGTGGTATCTTTGATTAACACCTTTCAACTGTTCTTTCAAGTCTATGTTCTCTCGATTTGTATCCAAAGCAACTAATCGCCAATCTTGATTGACTTCAATTTTTGTTGTTTTAAAAAACCATTTTGTGATTTTGTCTAGTAACTTCATGTTAAACTCCCATTTGTTTTTCTTTTTTTAGATTTTCTAGCATTTCTGCCAGAGTTTCTTTTTTAGCACGATAACGATTTCTACTTTTCCATTTAACAAATAATCGAAAACCTTCATAATTGATAAACACTAACTTGTGTGTTGGATTGTCAATGAACTGTTTAAAATCTGGATGATCTCTCATCTCAGTAGCCCAGACTTTAGCAGTTCCAACTGTCAGACCTTCCCACATCTGACAAAGATGTGTATAATCACCATGAGTTGCTTTTTCGTTAATTCCTACTGGCTTGTAAGTAATTTCTGTTTTAGGCATGGATTTTCCTTTCTTTTTGTGATATAATTCAGTTAGTAATTTTTATAAGTGCCTGATTGCAGTCAGGTGCTTTTTTGTTCAGTTATATACTGTTACTGTATAGACTATCTTGCTTGTTCTATCACTAGAATGTACTGTTGATTTCTCTACCGTTATATCTGCTGTATTATTGGTCATTTTGAAAAACAAATACAACAAATATTCTCGTAAAATTTTTAATTTTAAAGGAACGGATAGAAATCGTTTGATTTCAAGTTCAATCTGACTAAGATTGTTTGATGATTCTATATTGTTCATAGTATTCCTTCCTAAATTTGGTATAATAAAGATAATAAAATGATTGGAGAAATCTTATGTCTAAAAAAACCTGTTTTATCGTTTGTCCTATCGGAGAAGACAACTCTGAGACTCGGAAACACTCTGATACGGTACTAAATTACATTATCACGCCCGCTCTTTCGGAAGACGAGTTTGACATTATTCGTGTTGACTCATTACCTACAGTGGATAGAATTGACCAAACGATTATAGAATATTTACAGACTGCCGACCTAGTAATAGCTGATATGACTGGTCATAATGCAAATGTTTTCTATGAATTTGGGTACCGTCAATCCCTTGGAAAACTTGTCATTCCTATCATAGAAGAAGGACACTCTATCCCATTCGATGTCACCACTTTAAGAGCTATAAAATATGCTACAAATGATTTAGACAAAGCTAACACTGCGATAAAACGACTAAAGGAAACGATTGAAATTTTTGATTTTGAGAGCCAGTCTGAAACCTCAACCCTCTCTTCATCAAATATAGATACATCCATTTTGACAACTATAAATAATAAATTAGATGCCATCATGGATCTTATCGCTCAAAATAATGCGACTATTATTGACACGGTAGCTGAACAAGTTGCTAAACACTCTAAACCAGAACAAACTATGGAAGAGCGTATGCTAGCTTTGATACTCCCTGAAATGATTAAAAACCCCGAATCGCTCAATGCTCTTGCGAGCTTGGGTCAGAAACAAACTGGTCAGTCCTAAGTTTTAAAGCGTCTACGCTACCTTTTAAGAAAGCCGTGGTTAGCTCTAACTCATCCAACTTCTCTGCAATATATGTCACGGTCCTCAATATTTCGTTGAGGGCTGTTCTTTCTAGTT